TGGGTCGTCTTTGTTGATTGTGGTTAAGGAATTTTCGATATACCAAAGACCAGTCGGACCTTGGAAACCATGATCCCACAAACGAACGAATGGCATATCTTCTCCGTTTGGTGCAGGAAGAAAGCGAATGATCGCAAAGCCGTTTCCAGCTTTATCTCGCGATGGTTTCCAAAACTTGCCTTCGTTGGGATCGGTGTAGCTCTTCTGTGCAATCTGCGAGAGCTGAGAGTTCAATTTGTCGAGTGACTTTGAACGATTATTTTTGAGTGTAGCAAAATCTACCATCGGTGTATCTCCTTGTATGCGATGTATGACAATGTATTGCAATTTTATGACGGATCAACCATCACAATACTATTTATCTTCGAAAAACTGTTCTTTCACAATCTTCGAAAATTTTTTTTGATCCACTTCCATGAATGGATAATATTTCTTGGATAACCTTATTATATCGCGCGCGATGAATTTGTCAACTATTTCTTTTTCCCATAGGTCATAAACGTTTGATATGCGGGCTAAAATAGAAAACGTCTCGAGCGATATTTCTTTACGTAGGTATAGAGTCATAACGTATGGATGCTGACCATCTTTCACTACGAAGTTGTCGTGATAGTTCTCTTTAAGTTTCTTGATGTCGTTCTTGAACATATACGTAAGAGACTCTACTCTCTTTTCCCATTCGACGAATATGTTCTCACCTGTTTCATCTACGATATCGCGGATCCATACCTTTTGATTATGGATAATGTTCGCGAGTAGAATCTTAGTAGGATCGTTTCTCTTTGACAGTTTGTAAAAGAAAAACGCGTCGTTTCGTGTCTGAAATTTATCAAAGGACGCGCGCACTTTACCATTATACTTATGATAATCGTAGCTATCGCTTTCAAAGTGTTTCTTCAATGCCAAGTAGTTGACATAGACACGAAACGACTCCTCATTAGCATAATTTAACGAGACCATTCTCTTCCTTCTTCACCATTCTTACAGCAACCGCTTCTTCACGAATTTTTTCCTTGAGTATCGAAGATTTCTTAACGATCTCTGCGACTGTTTCAATCTCAAGGTCATTTTCTTTCGCGTATTCTACTAGCGCATCGATATATGTAGCGCCGTTCGAAAGCTTGGAGGCGATTTCCATATGTATCTTTTCTGCTGTTCTTGTGACAATCATTTAACTTTTCAATACCTTTATATTATCTAACCAGCTGGAAACAGCTGCTCGAGTTCTTTCTACTTGCTTTTCCTCGAAGATACGAGTTTCGATCAACTGATCGTTCTTGTAGTAATCAACTCGATGGTTGTCAGAGTCTTCATAGATCTTTGCGGAATACATGATCCCGTGATTTTCGCGAATGATTAATTCGACTAATTTACTATCCATATGCAATCCCTTACTTTACTAAAAACCCAATTCTCGAAACATCTAAAAAGCCGTCTCCATCGTCACGGCTTTCGATATAAGTATAACCCATTTTTCTATAAATGTCAACTACTTTTATATCATCCAAGCTAGATCTCCTCGAATAAAACACTATCTATGTAGTTGTTTTTATCGTTTTCAGAGATACCCATCGAGAGTATTGATCTGTGAAGATGCGGATTTAGCTTTTGGTTCCTACAGTATTGATTGTGTCTCTCAGTGATCTTTATTGGATTCGTGACGTAAAGATTGCTCTTCATATTCGTTACATAGTATTCAACGAGATGAAGGCAGGTCTTTGAGAGTTGATCGATCTCTTCCTCAGATTTTAAATTACCTGCCGCGATCATTGAAGTTGAGAAGATACTCTGAGCCCAGTCAGGAAGATCACGAGGTTTAGACCATGAAAGATCCTTCGCCGTGTCTCTCATATAACTCAGGTATGGGTGTTCTGGAGTTTCGTCCGTAGTTGGAGAGAAGTCAAAGAACGATCCGGTGATCTTACTTGGGCCTGCCACGATGTCGAAACCAAGGATTGGAAAGTTAAAATGCTCGTGCGGAAATATATTCACATGCATAAGCCAGAGTTTTTGTGACTCTCTATTGTCAATCGTCTTTAAGTGACACTTTCGAACATACTTGGAACTCCAGATATTATCTTTCCATCCATCGAATAGTTCTAGGCTAGAGTTCCTACTATAGTGATCGTCAAAGATACTTTCAATCTTCTTTGACAGTTGAATCAGCGGGGTCCATACCTCCAAAGTAATCCTCCAATTCTTCTAGAAATTTCTGAACCATGCTAAAGCATACTTTAGCTTCTTTCTCTAAACCGTCGTGTAGATTGTTTCGAATAAGAGTCTTTAATTCATCGACATCTCTTTCGAACTCGTAGAAGTTAGTTGGTCCTGGTACTAGCTTCTTTATCATCTGGCCACCGGAAAGGTCTCCCATGTGTCTAACATACATATGTGCAAGAAGCTTGTCTTTATCTTCTTTAATCTTATGAATGTATTCTACATAAGCAGTTGCGGCGGGTAGAGTAGGGGCAGTTTTTAACGAGATCTCGGACTCTGACTCCATGATCGTAATATCTTCGAGGATAGCAGCCGACCTTAATATGCCGAAGATATCCTCTCCGAAGATTCCTACTTCTGTCGCATAATACTCTAGAGTAACGTACATAAGTAACTGATTCTTCAAGTACGTGTAATACTGATAAGGTGTAAGTTTTTTCTTTAACATTCTATTCATAAAAGCAGTTCGTTCTGCTCTTCTGTGCTCTTCTTTCGTGAGCTCTCTCAAATTGTTCATGGCTTACAAATATTTCCTTTACTCGTTATTGCATCAATACCAATCTTACTGAATTCTTCAAAGTTCTTAGTTACTATTTTACTCAGTTCTGTCTGTTTGTCAATAAAATTCAGCAGCCCAGCCTTGATTTTTTCATCAGAGACAGTTGATCTTACGAACTGTCTCTTTGTTTCTTGAACGAAGTCTATAAAGTAATTTACGTTTAGCATTTTTGAAATCCTTTGTGGTGTGATATAATATTTATCATCATTTTGAAGTTGCTATGAATACTCCGTTCCAATCTTTTGGAAGTTTTTGAGTTTTCATATATTCGCAACGCTCGATCCACATATCATAATACTTATCCATTTTTCCATCGAAACAGTGTCTAAGGCTTTGGCAAAGTTCAATAGCTTCGCTAAACTTTTGTCTTAGATACAGTTCATGCATCGCATCGTGAATTTTTTTGTTGCTAATATAACTCGGCTGAACATCATCTAGTACCGTGTAAATTGAAATACCTACAGTTTTACCTTTTACTGCTAGATCATCTATCTTAAGGAAAAAGAAGTCATCTTTACAATGTTCAACGGTTGCACCACCAACTAATAGCAAGCAGCCGTATTCTTTACATTTGCTTTCAATGCGAGCAGCGGTTGATACGCTGTCACCTAACACGTCATAGCTGTGGCGTTTAGTTGAGCCCATTTCCCCAATATAACCAAGACCGGTATTAATGCCGGCACCCATGCCTACGGGTGGGCGACCTTGAGGTATGATAACATCTTTATTAAATTTTTCTACGGCCTTAAGCATGTCCAATCCACACTGGACAGCGGTTTTAGGATGATGCGGATCGTCGATAGGAGCGTTATGTATGTGCATTGACGCGTCACCAATGTACTTAATAATCATACCACTAGAGTCAAGAACTGGCTGTGTAATTGCATCCATGTATCCATTCATTACCTTTGTAAGACCAGCAACATCATCACCAAAACTTTCGCCTAAAGGAGTAAAGCCACGAAGATCAGAGAATAGAATACTAACTTCTTTCTTAACGCCTTTTTTAATTAAATCTGGATTCTTCTGTAGGATCTCAACAACCTCAGGTGAAGCATATCCTCCGAACTGTTTCTTAATCGCTTGCTTCTGTAGGAATTCGTCTATGAACTTTACAGCATAACGAATTAGACCAACGAGCAGTAATCCGGCTGGAATTATAACGCCGTCGATAAGCATCTTATATTCAGCGAACGCATACATACTTGATGCAATGCTTGCTACGACAACTACCGCAAAGAATGCTAGACCGACGTAGGTCCATCTCGCTAATGCTATCAGAAGTAAACCTGCGATACTGAATGCGATGAGTTCCATACCTGGTGCCCAAGCCGGTCTCTCAATATTCGTACCGTTGAATACAGTTCCCAATAGAGCAGCTTGAAGATCGTGCGGCCATACTTGACCAGCTGCAGTCGCTATCGGGTTATTGATACCTGCAGCCGTAGGAGCTACAAACACCACCGCACCACCGAAGTCTTCAGGAAGATCTGTCGCACTTACTGATATTGACTTTTGACTCCAGTCGATCCATACTCTCGCAAGTTCGTCCGTTGAGATAGGACCAAACTGTGGAACTCTTAACTTATCAACTCCAAGTGGCGAAAGACGTATCTGAAAGCTTGGATCACCAGCAAGAACTCGAAGAACCTCGAGTGTTAAGTTTGGATACAAAACACCTTCAGACTCAATAACGAGTGGAACACGTCTTGTGACACCATCGGGTTCAGGAAGTGTATTAACGATACCGGATCCAATAGCAAACTTCTCAAGCTCAGGAATGTTTGCAATGACGCCAGGATACGAAAGAATGAGATCCTGATACTCAGAGTTAATGATTGCTGCACCAGGATTGATCGGTTCGTTCACGGTTCGATCACCGCCGACTGTATTAAGAACGACTGGGTTCTTTTGTAGAGTCTCAGTCAACTTATAGTCTTCACCGAAGCGATCCTTCTCGCTCATCAGGACGCCGAACACGACGAGTCCTGCATTCCTAGCATATAGATCTTCGATTAATGCTGCATATTCTCCTCGAGGCCATGGCCACTGACCCTTTTCTTCGATCGCAGCTTCATCAATATTCACAGTGTAGATATTGTTTTGAACCGGTTCTTGATTCACTATCAATTGGTCAAAATATCTAAGCTTTATGCTTTCTAAGAAACCGGGGTTACTTACAAACAGCATACACAATAATCCGAGTACTAATAGACTCCAAATAGGTGATAACAATATCTTCTTCATCATTTTCGTTTCTTTCTTAAAATTTCATTC